GAGGCATCTATCGTATCAAGTGCGTTATCCATGACTATATCGACCTTGCAGGTCACAGGGGTATAAACGCTTCTGATTGTCTCCGTATAAGCCCTGTGTACATTATCAAATTCAAGTTGCATCTCCCCCGGCCCTTCGTCTGTGTCGTCCGGGAGTTTGATTCTCACTGGAAGAAAAACATAATCCAAGCTGTCCGATGTAGTTCCGTAAACCTTCTCTAAATCTGTGGTCAGTTCGGTTAATTCTCCCGTGGGGTCTGTGCTGATTCTGATATCGTCTACAAGGTCCTCATGGGATAGTGTAATCAAAGCAATAGGGACCCTGCCAGTTTCAGGAGCGTTAGCCGCTTCACGGAATTTAACGATGTGGTTGTCATGGTAAGACCTCAAGAGACAAACTAACCTCATATTCATCTTCCACCTTTGTCCAGTTCGGAACTTCCTTAAATCTCATTTCACACGCCACCGTATGAGCCGGGGGAGTTGTCCATGAGAATCTAAGGGATCCACCCAGAAGAGTCGTGTTATAAAAGGTGTCAAAGGTTGCAAGCTGCGCCGCCGTCATAATCATCGTGCCGGATACAGGTGACACTCCAGCGGTGAAACGCCGCCTCACCTTTGCGGGGCCAGCGTCCATCTCGCTCTTGATAGTTACCGCCGGGGGTGACTGACCGTAACCGGCAACAAATAACTTCTCTGGTAGCGAATTTTCCCATGCTGGTACTGCCATGTTATCTCCTCGTTAATCTCTGTGAAGCGCCGAAATTCTGCCTCATAGACTTATTTGATTGACTCCCGAACTGTCCGAGCTTCTTTGCCACTGCCTGGTCTATCATTACGTCAAGAGTCGGGCTTCCGTCTGCTGTGGTGCCTTGCTTCGTCTCTACGCTGTCCCCTGTGGTGTTGTAGATATTGACTTGCATACCGCCACCGCCAGAAGATTCAACTCCGAGATTGCCGTTAGCCATTCTCGTGAGTGGCATAGCGGCCTCATAACCAGCCTCCGCCACAAGCCCGGCACCTTGAGCCATCGGGGAATACTGTCGGCCTGGTAAAGACCCCGCCCTTTGCGAAGGGGATCACGTTGCCGCCTTGGAAGGCGTTGCCTTTGGCAGAAGGGAAAAGACTTGAAAGACCGCCAGATATACCCCTAAACATCGGCCCCATGATCTGCTCTTGAATCATCATCCTAATAAGGTCTTCAATCATCGAGTCGATCATGTCACTGAATGACGATTCTCCATGCAGGGCAAAATCTGTCATAGCTTGAGAGGATTGCGCCCCGAAGTTGTTTACTGCATCGGTCAGGGTTTCCATTGCGGTCTTGCCGTTGTCGGCGAGGTCAGTCAAGATCTTTCTTTCCGGCCTCGCTCAGGTCTTCAAAACTCTTTCGGTCAGTTTCACGCCCTCGGCAATGTCGGCCATCATCTGAATTATGGCATCATCAGTCGCAGCATAGGCTTTCATGTTGTCTATCGTATCAAGTATGGCTTCGGCCTGTTCTAATTGTACGTCAGTCGCCCCCTGCATTTTAAGATGGTATAAAGCGACTTCTTTTGAGGCCATCCCGAAGGTGTCACGCTGGAGTTCAAGAGCTTTGACTTGCTTGTTTATGGCTGCCTCTAATGTAGCAGCCGCATTTTCTGCCGCGATTCTTGCCGCCTTTTCTTCTGGGGTTTCCCCTACTGCCCCACCGCCAGTATCCTTTCCGGCGTCTGTATCCGGTTCCCCCCATCCTCGCGTTGCCCCTGATGGTTTCCCGAGTTCGTCTAATGCTTTTTTAAGTTCCTCTGCGTTCATCGTAGCAAGTTCAAGAAAACCAAGCCTTCCTTCAACAACCGCCCCAACCCCTTTGACAGATCTCGCTATTTTAGGCAACAACATTGCAGCCGCAACGATCAGAGCCATTTTCTTTCCAAACAACGCAGCTCCAAGAACCCCGGCACCGCCCGTGATCTCTTTTGGGAGACCATCATAAACATCTTTGATGTCGCCTACACTCTCCACCATATCATTTATTTTACCAGGGACATCTTGAGTAATAAACTCTTTGTTGCTCGCCACCCACATTGCCATATTTGCAGCAGCCTGTCCAAGTTCAGGGGCAACTGCGACAACCGCGCCAACAAGGGAATTTTTTATGACGACCTGTAAATCATCTATATTGTCCTTTGCTTCCTCTGCCCCTCTAAGCAGCTTTCGTCAATCTCTACCCCAAGCCTTCAAAACGCTCTGTCAGGGTGTCGATATTGTCAACCATGAGAGTCATTCCGACCCCGGCCTTTACCCCAAAAGCTGCGGCGGCCAAAGAAGCCCTATCGTTCTGATTAGTAACATTCTTAAGGGCATTGAAATAGATATCAAGGGCTTCTGTGGTATTGTCTGCGGCTACCAGTTGCCCCATGAGTGCCTTATTGTTTTTATTGAGGATGGTGTAGAGGGTACCGGTTCCCGCTCTAAGATCTCCAATCCCTACAGAGAATTTGGCGAATGCCTTATCTAATTTGGCGGTGTCTACTCCTGATCTGTCGGCTATATAGCGGTATTGCTGTAGAGCTTTAGTTGTTATACCTATCTTGTCGGCTGTCTTAGCGATTGTGTCGGCATACTCGAGGTTCTTTTTGATTGCATAAACCATACCAGCAACCATAGCAGCACCAGCCATAACGCTACGAAAGGAGGTCACGGACTTCAGCGCACGCTTGAACTTGTCGCCGACCTTGTGCATGGCTCGGCTCATACCACTGGCATTGGTCTTGACAGCGTTCTTTGCCTTCTTCATGTCGGAGGCAAACGCTGCATGACCGGCGGAGAGTTCAGCTCGTAATGTTCCTATAGGTGCGGCCATCTTACTTCCTCGTTTCCTTTCGGCCCCCAAAGTATGCCTTGAGTTCCGCTTCCATTCCCGGTCTCGCTCCCTTGCGCTTATTGCGAGTCAATTTCTCAAACCTCGGGAGCTTCTTTGCCCTCGTGAACGCCGCTATCATCCACGCCTGTTTGTCAGACCTCTCAAGGGTGGCCTCCATTGCAATTCTGGTCTGGTACGGGGTCAGGTTCCAGAATTCTACAGGACTGATCCCCGCGACAACCGCCGCCCGATAAGCTTGACCAAGCCAGTCAGGGTCCGCTTTTTTTTACGCCCGTCATCGTCCGGCACCCCCTGATCCCCGAAGTATGCCCACTGCAAAGCCTGTTGAACATCGTTTGCAAAGGGTATCAATGGGGGCGATAACTCCATTAGCTTTTCGGGAGTCATTTCGGGGTGATTTTCTCTCATTCCTACAGAGCCAACAAACGCCACTGTCTCAGGCTGGAATAAATTCGGACTGTCTCCGTACTTCTCCGCCACCTCTGCAAGTACAGCCCAAGTGTAGCGGAGAGAGTACGACTTGCCGTTGATTGTCGTTTCCTTCAGCCCGGTTATCATGCTGCCCTCGTGCCGACAACCGTAATTGTTCCGGTTACATCCTCATCAACACCGCCGCCTTTGCTGTAACTCAAGACGCTGGCGTTCTCGATGGTAGCCGTTTCAGCATCGGTATAAGTGATTTTGAAGCCCAGTGTAGCGGTGTTGGCTTCAAAAGCGGCAATCACGGCATCGAGGCCGGTGTCGTCGTGATCCCATTGGAGAGTAAACGACCACGGCCCTTCAGCAAGCAGGCCAGCCTTGACTTTCCTCTCCGTGTCACCAAGATTCGTTCGATCACGTTCGGGCCTTGATGGATTAACATTGTGATCCAGTATGGTTCCGACCGTGGCAAATGCCAAGGGGGTTGCCGTTGCAGCCGTTCCCACTTCCATGTACCCGGTGGAGTCGTGGTCTACGGAAAAGGTTTCGCCGTCTGAACTGACATTTTCTACTACCCATGTAGTGTTAAGGCTTGCTGCATCGTCACCAGCCACATCCGCCACAGTGACAATATCGCCGTTTACAAGTCCATGTGCCGTAGCCTTGGTAAAGATTGTTGGGTTTCCCGGCGCCGGGGTAAGGCCAGTTACTGCTTCCCCAGATGATCCAGTCGTGATTTCTAATGTCGTTCCTTGAGAATCTAATACGCTCATGATATTTTCCTCCTATTGTTTTTTTATTCTTCATGCCATATAAAGTAATCTTGAATTACTCTATAAACCTCAATCTCTTTCTGGTAATCATCCTGCTCCGATTCTATCAGGCAGGAGCCTATCTTTGTTCCTGCGGCGGTTCCTGAATAGCCGTCAAGCGCGCCACGGATCGCATCGGCTAAACTCTTCGCCACTGAGTAGGCGTCATAGCCACTTGCCTTTTGAGCCCACGCCTCAATCTGAAAACGCGGGTGCGCGTGTCCTGACGGCCCCTGGAGGTGATGATCTCTCATGCCTGTGATCTTGGTGTAGAGGATGAGTGGGTAGGTCGGCGACTGTGGCAGGGCTACTGGATAACAGCGGGTCGTGATTGCCTTTACCGTTGCATCGTTTATTAAGATATAACGCAATGCAGTCTCTATCATAATCCCACCGCCTGAAATAGTTGCCCTTGCGCCTTGTGTCTTTCAATCCGTTCCGTTGCCGCCTCAAAGTATTCCTTGTCAATCTCGTATGCCGTGAGGTCGTATCCGTAATCATGGCATGCTATAGCTATTGAGCCACTTCCGAGGTGCGTATCAAGTATGGTCTGCCCCGGCTTGGCGTAGTTTTTGAGTAGCCACGCATAGAGGGCAACTGGCTTTTGAGTGGGGTGGATGCGGTTTAATTCCTTTTTCAC